GGGACCAGAAAGTGCCTCTGACCAGGTATCTACGCTGGTAGCGTGTGTCCTGTATCCACAGCGGGTCTCTCTTTCAAGTCCCGTTAGCCACCCCACGTGCGCAGGGCGCCGACTCCGGTCGGCGCCCTGCGGCGTTCCCGGGGTCACGCGTCGGGCAGCACCCCGCGCTTGACGCTCGTGGCGACGACCTCCGCGGCGATGCGGCGGGCCTGGGCCGAGTCCGGGCCCGGTGCGGCGGGCAGCAGCGCGGCCCGGTAGTAGCGCAGCTCGTCGATGCTCTCGAGGATGTCGGCCAGCGCCCGGTGCCCGCCCTTCTTCTCCGGTGCGGCGAAGTAGACGCGGGGGTACCAGCGACGCGCCAGCTCCTTGATCGAGGACACGTCGATGATCCGGTAGTGCAGGTGCGCGACCAGCTCGGGCATGTCGCGGTCGAGGAACGCCTTGTCCGTGCCCACCGAGTTGCCGGCGAGCGGCGCCCTGCCCGGCTCGGGCACCCACGTGCGCACGTACTCGAGCACCTGCGCCTGGGCGTCCGCCAGGGTCGTGCCGTGCTCCAGCTCGGGGAGCAGCCCGGACGTGGTGTGCATCGTCCGGACGAAGTCGCCCATCTGCGCCAGGGCGTCCGGCGGCGGCGCGACGACGACGTCGACGCCCTCCCCCAGGACGTTGAGCTCGGAGTCCGTGACCACCGCGGCGATCTCGACGAGGGCGTCGCGGCCCAGGTCGAGCCCCGTCATCTCGCAGTCCACCCACACGATGCGGTCGGCACTGGTGTGGGCGCCCGTCGCGGGGGCGGTGGTCGTGGTCGGTGCGTCGTCGGCGGTGCTGGTCAC